GGCCCAATTTATTGGAGCCACACTTTTTTTTTCGTATATTTAATAGTTAAACAAATAGTAAATGTCTAAAAACGTAGTAATTATTGGAGCAGGAGTAGCGGGTGTAAACGCTGCCACTAAACTAATTGACAACAATTTTAAAGGTAAAATTACCATCATTGATATGGGAAAAAACCCATATGAAAGACCATATAGCGAGGTTATGACTGGCTTTTTGGGAGCAGGTGGATGGTCAGATGGCAAACTAACTTACCATACTTCAATTGGTGGTCAACTTTCAAAATATTGTGGGGATGACAAAGCAATGGAGTTAATGGATCAGGTAATTGAAAATTTTAAACGATTCCATCCTAAACCAGAGGCAGTACAATGCTCAAACCCAGTAGCAGAACCCGATTTTATTAAACCTTATTTTGGATTAAGATTATTCCCAGTATGGCATGTAGGTACAGATTATTTACATGAGATAGGTAAAAATTGGTATGACTTTTTAGTTGATAATGGTGTAGAATTTTTATGGGAAACTAAGGTTACTGATATTAATTTTGATGAGAGTATAGTAAGAGCGGATTCGGAAAACTCACAAACTATTAGATCATATGATGAACTTATATTTGGTGTAGGAAAATCAGGTATTGATTTTGGTAAACAATTAGCAGAAAAATATGAATTACCTACAGAACCTAAATCAGTTCAAATAGGTGTTAGATTTGAAGCACCACAAAAACACTTTCAAAAATTAATTGATGTATCTTATGATTTTAAGTTATATAGAAAATTTGAAGATAAAGGTGTATCATTAAGATCATTTTGTACTAACAATAATGCCGCTTATGTTGCCGTAGAAGAAACATATGGAGATCATAGCTACAATGGTCATGCTAAAAAAGACGAGGCATTTAGAAACGATATGACTAATTTTGGTATATTGATGGAGATACAAGGTATAGAAGAACCCTTTGTATGGTCAAGAAATGTAGTACAATCAGTAAATAAAGAAGGTACTGGTTTATATTATAGCCCATCTCGTAGACCATCAACTACATCTGAGGGTGTAGATGTATCTGCTATACAAATTAATAATATAGAATTAGATAAAGTTAGAGAACAATTTGATGGTTATTTTCAATATATAGATGACTTTATAGAAGATATGAAAAAAGTATTCCCAACATTACAACATGATTGGGGAATTTATATTCCTGAAGTTAAATACTTATCACCTGAGCCACTCGTCGATTATTCTGATTTAGCCCTGACCAAGTATCCCAATGTCCACTTTGTTGGTGATGCACTTTCCGCTAGAGGAATAACGGTGAGTGGTGCACAAGGTATATATGTTAGCGAGGCTCTTTTGGAAAATTAATTTTCCTTTCATATATTTACCAATAAAAACAGAGATATGTCAGAAATAAAACCAAATCCATTTCCAAAATCTAAAAAATTATCAAAACCCGATGGTACTATAGCTTATTCTTGGGATGGTAAATTACATAACTGGGAAGGTCCAGCACTAATACCTGAAGGTAATACCCGTAAGGCAGAATATTATTTGTATGGTGTTAAAATGGATAAAGATACTTGGAGCGAGACACGCAGACAAAGAGAAGGAGTTCCATATTATAAAAATCAATCAATGAAATCACAATTAACAGACTATAGAAATTAAATGAAAAAAGCAGTTATAGTAAGTGGTTATTTTAACCCGTTGCATAAAGGCCATTTAGAATTATTTAGAAAAGCTAAAGAGATAGGAGATTTACTTATAGTAATAGTAAATAATGACAAGCAACGAGAAATGAAAGGTTCTAAATTCTTTATGGATGAAGAAGAAAGAATAGAAATTATTAGAGAGTTAAGTATAGTAGATATGGCTTGGATATCAATAGATGAAGATTCTACTCAAAATGCTACCCTTAAAGTTATGGTAGATAAATTTTATGGTTCTATGAAACTAGCATTTGCTAATGGTGGAGACCAAAATAACGATACAATCCCAGAAGCAAATATTTGTAGGCAGTTTGATATTGAATTAATAGATGGATTGGGTGATAAAATACAATCATCCAGTTGGTTATTAAAGAAAAATTAATTATATTTAAAGTATGAAAATAGGATTATGTGGTACAATGAGTGTGGGTAAAACTACATTAGTTAATGCTTTAAAAGAATTAGATCAATTTAAAGATTATAGTTTTGCTACTGAACGTAGTGAATATTTAATGAATTTAGGTATTCCATTAAATACTGATTCAACATTGAAGGGTCAAACAGTATTTTTAGCCGAGCGATGTGCCGAATTAATGAAAGAAAATGTTATAACTGATAGAACTATTTTAGATGTTATAGCATTTACAATGAATGCTAAATCAATTGATTATAAAGATAAAGATATATTTGAACAATATGCTGTAGAATTTTTAAGAGAATATGATTATATATTTTATATTTCTCCTGAAGGTATCCCCATTGAAGATAATGGTGTTCGTGAAACAGATGAATATTATAGAGATATAATTGATTTTTCTATTACTACTTTAATTAAAAGATATGGGCATAGAATAAATAATATTGAAGTAATTAAAGGTAGTACGGAGGAACGTATAGAGCAAATATTAAAGTTTACAGGTCTTTAATCATATTTATAATAAAACTCTAGTATAATGAAAAAATCTGAACTAAAAGATTACGTTAAAGAACAAATTGTTGGTGTTCTATCTACAGAAGCTCAAGATGATCGTATAGGTAATCCTAAATTTGGCCCCGCTCCTATGGAATTTCAAACTATGAGAGATACATTAGGAGATAAAAAAATGTTAGATAGAATTCAAATGCTAAATGTAAATGATTTAGAAGAATTACTAAACGCTTTAACATTTGTAGTTCAAAAAGAGGCATCTGAAGAAGATATAGAAAATCAAAAGGCATATAATGATGAGTTAGAAAAAACTAATGATTTAATGTCTAAAATGAAAATGGAGGATGAAGAAGCCCCCGCAGGTGATAAAGAAGTTCAGGTTAAAGCTTCTAAACAAGATAAAATCATTAAAGATTTTAAACGTATTGAAGCTCAGATGAAAACACATCTTGAACTTTTCAAAACATCTGAATCCCCTAAAAATAAGAAATTAGCAAAAAACATGCTTAAGGATTTAACCCCTGAATATCAGGCGGCAAAAAAAGCATATGATAAAATAAGAAATGTCAAAGTCTAATATACTTAATATAATATTAATAGTAGTAATTACTTCACTACTATATATGGTATTTTTTGTAGAAGATGAAGATTATACACAAAAATATAATGCTAAAATAGAAGCATTAGAACACAAAGTAGATTCTCTTCATCAAAAGAATACTATTTTGGAATTAGAGGCTGATTCATTAGAAATTAAATTAGAAGAATCAGATAAAAGAATTAAAAAATTAAATACCAGAATATATGTTATCAAGAAAAAAACAAAGGAACAGCTTGATGCTGTTGATCTTTTCGGTGATGATGAGCTGGAACAGTTTTTCGCAAAACGTTACCGAGAATCAGATTCAATTAACTAAACCAGTAGCTAAGTTAGTAATAAAAGATTTAATACAATTTGATGGTTTATCAAAAGAGATGCAAACTATGCAAATTATATTAACTGAAACTAATAATAAGCTTTTAAATCAAGGAACGTTAGTAGCAAACCTAAAAACCCAAGTAGAAAATTATCAAAAAATTATTGATAAAAAAGATCAACAATTTTCTACCCAAGAAGATTTAAATAAAAGGTTACAACAAGACCTTAAAAAACAAAAACTTCGAACTAAACTAATGGGGGGTGCTGGTTTAGCTTTAGCAATAGGAGCTGCTGTACTTATAAATTAATGGCCGATTTAAAAAAAGTAATACGACAAGAATATCTTAAATGCGCTAAAGACCCAGTTCACTTTATGCGTAAATACTGCTATATACAGCATCCACAACGAGGTCGTATACAATTTAATCTATACCCATTCCAAGATAAAGTATTAACATTAATGAGAGATAATCCATATTCGATTATCTTAAAATCTAGACAATTAGGTATTTCAACATTAACCGCAGGTTATTCTCTTTGGTTAATGTTATTTCAACAAGATAAAAATATACTTTGTATTGCTACAAAGCAGGAAACTGCTAAAAACATGGTTACTAAGGTAAAATTTATGTATGAAAATTTACCTTCATGGCTTAAAGTAGATGCAGCTGAGAATAATAAATTAAATCTTAGATTAGTAAATGGTTCACAAATTAAAGCTACTTCAGCAAGTTCAGATGCTGGTAGATCAGAAGCAGTATCTTTGTTATTAATTGATGAGGCAGCTTTTATTGATAATATTGGTGAAATATGGGCATCGGCACAACAAACTCTTGCAACTGGTGGTGGATGTATAGCATTAAGTACCCCTTATGGTACTGGTAATTGGTTTCACCAAACATGGGTAAGGGCAGAAAATAATGAAAATAATTTTTTACCTATTAGATTACCTTGGGATGTACACCCAGAACGAGATCAAGCCTGGAGAGATAAGCAAGATGAATTATTAGGTGATCCCAGGATGGCTGCCCAAGAATGTGATTGTGATTTTAGTACCTCTGGTGATATTGTATTTTATCCTGAATATATAGAATACTATGAAAAAACATTTACAAAAGATCCATTAGAAAGACGTGGGGCAGATAAAAATTTATGGGTTTGGGAATCACCTGATTACTCAAGAGATTATATGGTAGTAGCTGATGTTGCTCGAGGTGATGGAAAAGATTATTCTGCGTTACATGTAATTGATATAGAAAATAATGTTCAAGTAGCAGAATATAAAGGACAAATTGGCACTAAAGAATTTGGACATCTATTAGTAGGTATAGCTACTGAATATAATGAAGCAATGTTAGTAATAGAAAATGCTAATATTGGATGGGCTACAATACAAGTAGCTATTGATAGAGCATACCCTAATTTATATTATTCCCAAAAATCAGAAGGTAACGCTGAATCTTATTTTGACAAATACCAGGATCACTCCAAAATGGTAGCTGGTTTTACAATGTCATCTAGAACACGACCTATGGTAGTAGGTAAATTTCAAGAATACATAGGTGATAAAGGTGTAACTATTCAATCAAAACGATTGATTGAAGAAATGAAAACATTTATTTGGCGCAATGGAAGAGCGGAAGCCCAAACAGGATATAACGATGACTTGGTAATGTCTTTTGGGATAGCCATGTATATTCGAGATACAGCTTTGAAATACAGACAAAGAGGTATAGATTTAACGAAACAAACATTAAGTAATATGACAGTTAACAGAACAGCATATTCAGGAGCATATTTTTCCCGAGGAGCTGATAATCCTTACCATGTAGATACAACTCGTGGTAAAGAAGATATTAGCTGGTTAATAAAGTAATATTTATAATAATAATTATATACAATGGCTGATAAAGGCATATTTTCAAGACTACAAAGATTATTTTCTACGGATGTAATTATTCGTAATGTAGGGGGTGATCAATTAAAAGTAACCGATAGTAGCAAAATTCAAGCTACAGGTGAATTAGAAACTAATTCATTAGTAGATAGATATAATAGAATTTATTCTACCAACCCAACTTCTTTGTATGGTCAGCAGTTCAATATGAACTATCAATATCTTAGACCACAATTATATTCAGAATATGATACAATGGATCAAGATGCTATTATTGCTTCAGCATTAGATATTATAGCAGATGAGTCTACTTTAAAAAATGATATGGGTGAAATACTCCAAATCAGAAGTGCAAATGAAGATATACAAAAAATACTTTACAATTTATTTTATGACGTATTAAATATAGAATTTAATTTATGGTCATGGACTAGACAAATGTGTAAGTATGGTGATTTCTTCCTTAAATTAGAGATTGCAGAAAAATTTGGAGTATATAATGTAATACCTTATACAGCATATCATATTTCAAGAGAAGAAGGATATAATCCTGAAAACCCAGCTGATGTAAGATTTTTATATTCCCCAGATGGTTTAGCTAACCCAAGTTCAGGGATGTATACTATGCCAAATCAACAAAAACAAAATGGTGGTATACATTTTGATAATTATGAAATGGCTCACTTTAGATTATTAGCTGATACTAATTATCTTCCTTATGGTAGAGCATATTTAGAGCCCGCTCGTAAATTATTTAAGCAATATACATTAATGGAAGATGCGATGTTAATCCATAGAATTGCTCGCGCACCTGAAAAACGTATACATTATATTAATGTAGGATCTATTCCACCAAATGAGGTAGATGCATTTATGCAAAAAACTATCACAAACATGAAACGTACCCCTTATATTGACCAAAAAACAGGTGAATATAACCTAAAGTACAACATGCAAAATATGATGGAAGATTTTTACATTCCTGTTCGTGGTAATGATACATCAACTAGAATTGATACTACTAAAGGGCTAGATTATGATGGAATTAGAGATGTAGAATACTTAAGAGAAAAATTATTTGCTGCTCTTAAAGTACCTAAAGCATTTATGGG